ATGGCAGAATTAACAAAAACACAAATCAAGAAGAGGGTAAAAACTCTATTGGAGGAACTAGAATCCATTAAGGATGAACTAACCGAATTAAAGGACGATGTAGAAAATGAAAGTTATAGCATTGAGCCTTACGAAGGTAAGGACGAACTTACACCTGCGCAAGAGGAAAGACAGGAATGGCTAGACAATGTAAGTAGTGCATTAGATACTTTAATTGATTATATGGATACATCAGAACTTGAAGGGTATATGGAGGAGTAGAATGATAACACAATTAGAAATTTTAAATCTTGCAATCGGTGAGGCTTCAAACAGATTAGAAAAGGCACAAGGACACTTAAAGAGATTACCTGGAAATCCTTTTGCAGAGGCTAAAGTTAAAAAAGCCCAAGCATTATATGATGAGTTAGGGCGACTAGTTTATCAAGAGGAGCAAAAGGAAAAGAATAAAAAGAATAAATAAAGTCCCTGATGAGTCGCTGAAAATTGCGACGAAACGGCGTGAGCCGTCGGACTAATATATAGTCCAAGTATTACCGTGCCAGCAACTCTGCACTATATATTATCTCCCAATTTACTCATAGAGGAACTGGCACGGGACTTATGGAGGAAAGCCGATGCCAATAAAAACTAAAAAAAATCCTGCTACTATTGAAGAAGCAAGAGAAGCGATGCAAATAGTTAAACTTGGTAAAAATTTTTACATAGTTTGTAAAAATCAAAATCAAAATGCAAAGTTATATAAAATTATTTTCAATGCAGGGGAATTAGAGAGGTTATTAAATGAAAGAAAAGAAAAACTAGAATTTTTAGTTGAGCATGAAAAGAGGTTAGCTGCTTTAGAAAATGAAATAAATGAAGTGAAAAAAATATTATTTAAGTAGATACTATAAAGGTTGTTCCGACAATATGCTTCCTTGAATAAAGGGAATTAATATATTTATATATTTTTTCATATCTGAAGGAGTATAGTTTAATTTAGATTGATAATGAGTATAATCATTCCCTATAAGTCTAATTTTATTAGCAATATCATTCATTATAGGGCTAATATCTTCTAAACGCTTAATGGAAGCAGATAGATGTTCTTTGATTATAGCATCTTTACTTGTAGGGTATTTGTGTATGCAAAAATCTTTTACTAAAAATTCAAGTGCACGTCTATATGCTAATGCAGCCAATTCTTTTAAATTATTAGATTCAGCGGTTGATGCTTGAATATAAATTTTTTTAAATTCAGGAGAAATATCTAATATTTCCTCAGGAATCTTCGCTAATTGCGTGGGCTGTGGAGGATAAATATTTAAAGGTTTATAATCTGTATCATTGTAAAGAGCAGAAATTAATTTATTACAATGTGGACATTCGAAAGTAATTAATGTTTCTTGACTTTTAAAACCACCCCGAGCAATAAACTTAACCGCTAGTCCACAGTATGGACAAACAGATGGCGGATACATCTCAAATTCATCTTCTTCGTCTTCTTCGTTTATAATATCTACTAGTTCTTCCTTTTTGGAAAAGTACATAAAAACACCTACTTTCATATAAAATCATTATAACATTTAAAGAGGGAAAAAGAAAGAATAATTTAATAGCCAACTGACGATGACTCTTTGGCAGGAGTCGAAATACGCCGTCTGCATAGACCAAATAAACAGTATGAGATAAGTTCGATTAAAATAATACAATCTCCCAAATTACTCATAAAATCGAACTATCGAGGCGTATATTGGTAGCCAATACCAAAGAATAGGAGGTAGTAAATATGCTCAATACAAAGTTATTTAAAATTAGAATGATTGAGAAGAATATGTCCCAAGAGGCTTTAGCTTGTGCAGTAAATATGGATCAGTCTACTCTTTCCCAAAAATTAAATAATCAAAGAGCTGTAAAACTTTCGGAAGCAGAGGCAATTCAAAAAGCTTTAGAAATTCCAGATTGTGACTTCAGGAAATATTTTTTTTACAATTAAAGTTGCAAAACGCAACGAAACCAAATCGCTAAATAATGGAGGTAAAAGAAAATGGAAAAAACAGAGGAAGACGGCAAACTTGAATCTAAGGTCGATACAAAGGTAATTTTCACATTTAACACAGGTAAGAAAGTCAGCACATTATTACCAAGAAGATTTGCAGATACAATCCTAGAACAAATCAACGATCCTTTTTACGATAACGTAAGAAGTGTCATGCTACTGTCTATTGAAACGGCAGGAATACAATGTGGATAATCTACGAACGACTATTGAAGTCGAGGAAATCCCTATTTCACAAGAGTCTTTAACATTCAACAGTTTATTAGACATCTTGACTGGAGGGGGATATCTCAGCAAAGCTAAAGAAATATTAAGTTCTAAGAAAGAGGAGGTAACCAATGCCCAATTTTAAAAGTTTATTAGATTCACAAAAGAAGCAGCAAAAAGACTTATTAGAAGTTATTAGAAAACATGATCCAAGAGTGGATAAAAGTCTTTTATCAAAGATGGTTAATTATGCATGCTTGCCGATACCTGAACAAGCCAAAACAATCTGTGATTATTTTGATTGTGAAATCACAGAACTATATGATCCATCCGAATTGCTGCAAGTATCACAATTAGAAAAACCTAAACCTGAAAAACCAAAGAAGAAAAAGAAATCAGTCGAATATAATTTGCATGTGCAAATCGAAAGGGACTTAGCTGATAGGGTATTCTCAAAAGAGAATATGAAACGTTTAGGATTTGTGGATAAAGCATCTATGATAAGGAGTTTTATACTCCAGCAGGATAGAAAACTAGCTCGCATGGATGCAAAAGAAAAAGCCTCTAAAAAAGAGGACTAGGATTTTATGACAAGACGAATATTTATGGCAATAAAAAAGGGAGCCGCATCGCCAAACACTGACTCCTTTACTAGACATTTTTATTTTACCAAAAAACAGGTAAAAAGTCAATAAAAATGCTCAAAAAAATATGCCGAAAGTTTGGCATATTCGTCCTAGTGATAAGTAGTAAGAAAACAACAATGTATTATTACTTAAATAATTTATTATTTATCTTTTTAAATTCAAGATATTAGGAGTTATCAAATGAGAGGGCATAGCATCAACAGTAATGATTTAGAACTGGTATATGATGAGAATGGTGTAATAGATGAGGCTTACCTAAGAGATAGGAATATCATCAGGTATCGAACTAAGACAATTAAGTCAGGTGATATCTTGGAGGTGCAATCCTATCCAGTATGGGATACTTGCTCTGAAATTAGGAAAGCCAAATCTAAGATATCTACATCAGGCCAAAGGAAGCTAAATCATAGAAATAGACAATCTGCTGCAATTCGTTTAATCAATGCGAATTTCACAGATAAGGACATGTGGGCTACTCTAACATATTCGGATAAGTCAATGCCTCCAACCTATGATGCTGCTTTGAAAGAAGGGCAGAAATTCATAAGACGATTAAAATATTATGCTCAAAAAAATAACTATCCTGGATTGAAGTATTTTCATTCAATTGAACAAGACAAAAAAGGGAGATGGCATCATCACTTAGTCACGAACTTTAAGGATAGGGATGTATTAGAGAATTTATGGCGAGGAGGTGCAAGAAAGCAGACAAGGAGACTCCAGGAAGATATAAACGGATATGAAGGTCTAGCTAGATATATTACAAAACAGGAACTAGAAGAGAATGAGAATCCTTCAAGTAAAAAAAGGCATTCCTATATTTGTTCAAAAAATCTAGTTAAGCCAAAAGTAACTGTATCCGATTATAAAATTTCAAGAGCTCAGGCTCGAAAAATCGCTGAGGGAAGATTGGATCCTATGAAGCTTTTCAAAAAGCTATATCCTGGATATGAGTTTAATACTTGTGAAGTTAAAACAAGTGATTTTGTATCAGGATGCTATTTATATGTGAAGCTTCATAAATTTAGAAATTAGAATTATCTATTACATTCATTCATTAAAAAATAAGGAGGACAAAATGAAAAAATTTAATGAAGAAAAATATACAGCAAAAGAGAATTCTACTCTTTGCGAAAAAATTTGTTTTTACGATGAAATCATTCAGACAAAGAAGATTTCACAACCTGCAGCAATTCACATGACAAGTAAACTTAAAGAACTATTAGATATTGCAACGGATGCAGATGCTAGGTATTCAATAGTTCAGCTTATCAAGGCTCTAAAGCCTATTGCTAGCTAGGAGGTAAGTATGATTTATCATAAGCTAGAAGAGGACATAAGAAAAGCCCTAGAGGGCAAGGAATATGGACGTAATAAGATTGTAGTCGAAACAGGCTATAATGGGGGGCTTTATATCTATGATTTTGATGAAGAAGCTCATAATCAGAAAATCGAGGATTTGGAAGGCCAAATTGAAGATTTAGAACAGGATAACCAATCTCATATTGATGAGATAAGTCGTCTTGAAAAAGAATTAGCAGAGAAAGAAGAGGAGACAGCAAAAGATGAAAGCTAATTATATGAATTATTTTAAGGATGGCAATTGCTATCAATGGGATAAGGATAATAATATTTTTATTATCACTCCCACAAAAATTGATCCTGAATTGGAATTTTGCTTAGACAAAAAAATGATGGAAACATTTCTAAAGTTTGAATCGCCTAAGTTAAAATTAGGCAAAACACTTCAGGTGCAAGAAAATCAAATCAAGGTTAATCTAAAATTAACTGAAACACCATTAGTTATTCCAACAATGGAAGTAACATCAACAACGTATGTTGAAGTATCGGATTTAATTACTGCATGTAATTATTCAGCTAAAACGGACAAAAAACCGGTATTGACAGGAGTCTTTATAGGCAGAAACTATATAGGAGCAACAGATTCATTTAGTGGTTATTTCAAAGAAATTGAATCCAACGCAAATATTACTTTACCCGTTGAATTTATTTCACTGTTATCAGGTGCTGATGGAGAGATAGAAATATCCTCCAATAAAAACAATGCAAAAATGCGAGTAGGAGATTCTACGGTTATCGGACGATTGCTTGATGGAGAATACCCAGCATTAGAAAATATAGCCTCCTATCGAACCAAAATGGAAACAAAAAATATTGAATTCAATGTCAAAGAATTTTTAAAGTTAATTTCCTTTGCTTCTGATGAAAAGGACTTTGTTATCCTTTCAAACAACAAATTCAAGATTGATGGTTTGATTCCTTTTGAAGCAGAGCTTAAGGACTTCGATTTAGATTGTGAAATGATTTTTGCAGTTAGCTACTTAAAAACGGTATTAAAAGATTTAAAAACTGAGAAAGCAACCTTCTGTTATGTAGGAGAAAAAAGACCAGTATTTATAAATCAAAAGTTTATTTTATTACCTTTGACTAGGATGCTATAAGGGAGGAAAAGAATAATGCCAGTATATGATATGTTCGGTGATCCTGTCTATTCTAAAGAAGAACAAAAGGAAATGGCTGCTAAAGAAAAACAAGCCAAAAAGGAATTGGAGGCAACTAGGAAAGAACTTAAAAAGGATCTCAACGAGGTTTTAGATTTTGTTTCAAAAAACGATGAGGATAATTCTGAAGAGACAGATCCTGAAAATGATTCAGTTGAAGAGTCAGGGGAGGAAGAAGCAGAGGAAATGGAGGAAGATTCAAATGATGACGAATGAGCAAATAGAAATTTTAAAGGCTGATATTTCATCCATTGATACTCTAAGTATTGAGGAATGCAAAACATTAAGAGAAAAGTATCAAGATGTCATAGCAGATGCAAAGAAATCAAAAGAGAAAACCTCTAAGAGTAAGGCTCCAAAAGAAAAGCAAAAAACTTATAAGTATCCGTTTGTGATGTATTTCGGTCATCAGTATAGAGATGTTACTTCTTTATTTGAAGAGGGTAAGGAATACACTGAAGAACAAATATCAAAGATTCTTGCAAAAGCAGGATACAAGGAATTTAGGTATGCAAACGAAGTCAAATATGAATATTTTGCAAACGAGAATTGTCTATATCCAAAGCTTAAGGTAGGTAATCGAGGATGAAAGTATATGTAATTGTGGGATGCGGTGGAACAGGGAGCAATTTAGCTCCCATGCTTGCCCGCATGCAAAAAGAACGCGATTTAATGATTTTAGTTGATGGAGATACAGTTACTCCTGGAAATATCAGAAGACAAACATTTCAAGACTTCGATATAGGACAGAATAAAGCTCGTTCCCTCTCTAAGAAATTAAATTGTTGCTATGGAACAAAGCATTATGCAGTGGATTCTTTCCTAACATCATCTGAGCCTTTAATTGATATTTTAAAACCGATAATAGATGAATCAGATACATACTGGAGTGATAAAGTTTATATTATCGGTTGCGTGGATAATAATAAGGCACGACTAATTCTTGAGGAGTCATTTAAAAAGCTTCAAAAAATAGTTAAAAGCCCTGAGCAATTATTTTATATTGATGCAGGAAATGAGGATACTTATGGAACGGTTCTAATATCTGATTCGAAAAATCAGAATTTGAGAAGTGAAATATTTGATATGGAAGAGGAGCCTGATGTGGTGCATTGTGATGCAGAAATTGCAGAATTAAACCCTCAGCAATATCAAATCAATTTAGACATGGCGCTTGCCATAGCAAAGGTGGTGTATGCAATAGATGAAGACAAAAAATATCCAGCCGTCATCAAAGTTAACGGATTTGAGAGAGGTTGCATCTTTGCCGAAGAAAATTAAAGAAAAATATATGTTTATTTTTGATAAGAATAGATTCATTGAAGTGGTCAAAGAAATTTTTAATTATTCAGATGATGAAGAGATAATTTTAGAAGAGGAGCTATTTGACTTTTTCTTTTATAATTTCTCAGATAAAGAATATGGAGACATTTCTACATTGTATAAAAACTCCCAGCTTCCTTTATTGATACAACTTTTAGATAAGTTTAACATTGAATATAACTATAAAATTCAGCGCTGCGAAGGTGATGGAATTTGGGAAATTGAATGTGATATCCCTGAAGAATTAGATTGCATTATGGATTGGGCTGATAGAAATAGGCTTGATTATAATGCAGATGAGAAGCATGTATATCTTAATGATATGGATGAGGAACAATCATGCGATTTTCTTTTTCTAACTATAACATGTGATGATGCTGAAAAAATGGATCACATAGATTGTAAAAGAATTGGTGAAACAAATAAATATGTTGTTTTTAATGTAATAGATAATTCTACTGGAGTTGTATATAACAGAGATTTAGAAGATTATTCTATCCCTGGAGCTGTCGGAGCTTTTATGGATGGGTATAACATAGTTACACTATCTACTAAACCAGTATTATATTATTTTTTTAGTCAAATCAAGCGACAGCTTATTAAAAAAATTAGTCCTACTAGGGAGGTAGTATTTTGAGTCAAATAATTATGCGTATTTTAGATTCCTCAGAGGATGTTGAAATCTACCAGGAAGAGAATTCTAAGCTTGTTTTTGAAAAGATATTAAGTAAAGATGATTTAACGGAAGCTTTACAAAATGCAATTCTTCCATCCAAACAGAAATCAACTAAAATTGATTTAATAGATGAATATGATTGCAATACCTTATACATTGAGGAAAGTAGAAATCAGAAAACCATTTATTATAATTTCAAAGAACGGATGATAAAATGTCAATACAAAGAAAAAGGGTATAACATACATCATCCTAATTCAATTTTTATTGTTTATGTTGATGAAAATCAACTAAGAACAATAAAAGCATTTTGTTATAAAAATTACAAAGGTAAGGACACTCAATTATTTAAGTATCCTTTTGCAAATATGCTAGGACAAGATAGTATGTGCTTAGGAACAATCGACCATACATATACAAATCCATTAACTACAATCCTAAATGCAATTGAAGCAAATTATACACATGAAAATACAAGTTTTGATTATGAGGGATTAGAAAAAACAAAGGATATGTTTGAATATTTAAGCAATAATCCATTTCCATATCATCACTTGAAAAAGTCTAAATGTTGCTTGGGTGATATTATTGAGAAGAAAGTGCAGGCAGATGTATATGACTGGGATTAAAGTGTTAAATCAAACTATCGGAAGAAATTTCGCCTTTTATAATGGTGATTCCTGCGAAGTTTTAAAGGGCTTTAAAGATAATTCTATTGATTATTCTATATTTAGTCCACCCTTTGCTGACCTTTACGTTTATAGTGATTCTGATAGAGATTTAGGAAATTGTAAAACGAAATCAGAGTTTTATGAGCATTTTAAATTTATAATTCAAGAATTGTTTAGAATCCTAAAGCCTGGTAGAAATTTATCATTTCACTGTATGGATTTGCCTACTTCAAAAATGAGAGATGGATTTATAGGACTTACAGACTTTCCAGGAGAGTTGATTAAAATGTTTCAAGATGCAGGATTCATATATCATTCTAGAGTTATTATTTGGAAGGATCCTGTTGTTGCGATGCAAAGAACAAAATCTATCCGACTGTTGCATAAGCAACTAAAAAAAGATAGTTCCATTTCAGGAAATGGAATTGCAGATTATCTAATCACAATGCGAAAGCCTGGAGATAATCAAAATCCAATCCAGCATACCAATGAGAGCTATCCTGTAGAGTTATGGCAGGAGATAGCAAGTCCTATATGGTATACAGAAGAACAGCAAGAGGATGTTTCTTTACGATATCAAACATATTGCTGGTTTGACATAAATCAATCAAATACCTTACAAAAGGATTCTGCAAGAGATGAAAAGGACGAAAAGCATATCTGTCCTCTTCAATTAGATGTTATAGAAAAAGCAATAGGTCTATGGACCAATCCAGGAGACATTGTATTAACCCCTTTCGGAGGTATTGGATCAGAGGGATATCAAGCTGTTAAAATGGGAAGAAAGGCCATCTTAATTGAACTTAAAGCAAGCTATTATAAGCAAGGAAGCATGAATCTTCTTAATGCAGAAAAAATCCAGCCATTAAGTATCTTTGAAGTATTGGAGGATGAATAGTGATGAATTATCAGTCTTTTTTAAAGAAAAAACACAAGAATACAATTCAGGCAGGATTTGAATGTCCTCCTGAGTTGTTAAATCCTTATTTGTTTGATTTTCAAAGGGATATAGTTAAGTGGGCTTTAAGAAGAGGCAGAGCTGCATTATTTGAAGACACAGGACTAGGAAAAACACTGCAGCAACTTGCATTTGCTGATGCAGTTGCTAAGCACACAGGAGGAAAGGTCCTCATATTAGCTCCTCTTGCTGTATCTATGCAAACACATAATGAAGCTTTGAAATTTGGAATTGAATGCAAGGTGATTGAAGAAGAGGAAGATATAATCACAGGAATTAATATTACCAATTATGAGAAAATACATAAATTTAATACGGATCAATTTATCTGTGTCATTTTAGATGAATCATCCATAATTAAATCTTATCAAGGAAAGACTACGATGGATTTAATAGAACGTTTTAAACATACTCCATATCGTCTATGCTGCACTGCAACTCCATCTCCTAATGATTATACAGAGATAGGAACGACAGCTGAATTTTTAGGAATTATGCAAAGAAAAGAAATGCTTGCAACATTCTTTATTAATGATGTATCACATGGAGAGCATTGGAGGATTAAAGGCCATTCAGAAATAGAATTTTATAAATGGATGGCTGAATGGTCGATGATGATTTCATCTCCTGAGAATTTAGGATATGATGGCTCAAAATATATTCTTCCAAAGCTCAATATGCAAAGTATCGTATTAGAAGCAGAACGCATAGATGAAGATGGTTTTTTTGTAGGATATGCTGAAACCCTAGAGGAACGTAGAAAAGCACGAAAATTAAGTCTTGAATCTCGTGTAAATCAAGTTAAGGAATTAGTCAATACAATGGAAAGCTGCTTAATATGGTGTGATTATAACGATGAATCAAGTGCATTGAAAAAGGCAATTGCTAATGGATATGAGATAAAGGGAAGTGATACTCCTGAGCATAAGGAACGAGGAATGCTAGGCTTTGCAGATGGAACTGTAAAATATCTTATTTCCAAACCATCTATATGTGGATTTGGTATGAACTGGCAGAATTGCAACAACATGATTTTCTGTGGTCTAAGTGATTCCTACGAGCAACTATATCAAGCTATTAGGCGTGAGTATAGATTTGGCCAAGAAAAAGAAGTAAATGTTTATATCATCATTTCTGAACGTGAAATGAATGTATTAAAAAACATTCAGCGTAAAGAAGAACAGCACCGCAGGATGCAGAAAAAGATGATAGAGGTGATGAGTGCAATATCCATTGCTGAATTACATGATACGGATATAATGGATAGTTCCTATAATCCTCAAATCAATATGGAATTACCTTCCTTTTTAGGAGGCAGCTATGCTTAAAGAAATCACGATTGAAAATAAGTGTATCATTTCTATACCTACTGCGATTTCACTAGTAAACAAAGTTATTCCACAAGTGGAAATTGAACTTCAAAAAAGATGTAATAGAAATAAAACTTTTATTGTATCTAATTACGAAATAAATGTTAAGTATGAAAAAGAAAAAATCACTTTCTTCATATCAAACAGAAAACTATCAAGAGCAATAGAGGGTAAGAAATAACTAGCTAGCTTTATTGAAAAAAGATGGAGGAGATAGAAATAAACAGATTAGAAATAGCTTTAAAAGAATGTCCTAATAATATTGTTATATTTGATTCATTCGTAAAAACGAACAATACAGTTCCTAACTTCAAAAAAGTATTAGTTGCTGTTAGTGGTGGATCTGATAGTGATATTGTTGTGGATATATTTAGGCAACTCTTTTCTCCTGATGAAGTTGAATGGGTATGGTATGATACAGGAATTGAGTATCAAGCAACGAAAGAGCATCTAGTATACTTAGAAGAAAAATACTCAATTGAAATAAAACGAGTAAAGGCCATTAAGCCGATTCCTATATCTTGTAGAGAGTATGGGCAACCATTCATAAGCAAATATGTAAGTGAAATGATTTATCGCTTGCAGAAGCATAATTTTAAATTTGAGGACAAGCCTTTTGATGTATTATTAGAGGAATATCCAAATTGTAGAGTGGCACTTCTTTGGTGGTGTAATTTGAATGGTAATGGTAGTAGCTTCAATATCAATCGAAATAAGCTTCTTAAAGAATTTATGATAGATAATCCACCTACTTTTAAAATTTCTAATATGTGCTGCCAATATGCCAAGAAGAAAGTATCTGAAAAATACAAAAAGGATAATCAGATAGATTTAAATGTAATAGGTGTTCGCAAGAGTGAGGGAGGGATTAGATCAGTAGCTTATAAATCATGCTTTAGTGGGAATAAACAGCATGCAGAATATAGGCCTATATTTTGGTATCAAGACATTGATAAACAGATTTATAATGCTCACTATGATATAGTTAATTCATTGTGTTATAGAGGCTATGGAATGAGTCGGACTGGATGTGCTGGATGTCCTTTTGCAAAGGACTATGAAAATGAATTAAAAACAATTCAGACCTATGAGCCTAGACTCTATAACGCTGTTATAAATATTTTTGGTGATTCCTATGAATACACGAGGAAATATAAAGAATATGTAAAACAGAATTCGAAAACAAATAGAATCACTTTATTTGATTTTATGTAAAAAATGGAGGAAGAAAAATGCTAGAAAAAGCGAAAATTGTAAAAGCTGATTTATACATCAGCAAAAAAGGATTTTCTCAAGTTGAAACGATTGAGTTAGAAATCGAGATTGAGAATCAAAAAGAATCTAAAGTTATAGTTGCTAAAGGGCGACATTTAATCAATGGCACTATTTATACAATTACATTGAAAACTATCCCTGAGCAAGCTAATCTGCAGCCATATATATCCGCATTAGAGGGTAAGCCTATTAGAGTAGATTTAATTGATGGAGAAATAGTAGCTATACATAATCACCTTAAGAAACAATTTATTTTTGTAGGCAAGGGGGAGGTACTATACTGATGATAGTTCACAATTTAAAAATTCAATATGTTTATGCCAAAAAAGTAGCATCAGGTATTAAGACATTTGAATTAAGAAAAGATGATAGAAATTTTCGAGAAGGAGATTATATTGCTTTTGAAGTTATTGATTGTCCTCAATGCATGATATCTCAAAAAGAAGCAGAGGAAATTGATGAAACTAAAGAAATTATGGATAATCATCTTTATAAGATAGACTACAAACTTAAGGGATGTGGCTTTGGCCTTGATGATGATTATTGCATATTAAGTATTAAACCAGTGCCTTTTGTTCCCGTTGAGAAATCGACGGGAATCATCATAGAGGAGATCAAATGATTACTTTAGAACAAGCAAAAATCATCCTAGACTATCGAATCGCATGTAGAGATGGAAGTGGCTACAATATAGGATACACTTCTCCTTACACTAAAGAATTAAGAGAAGTTGCGAAGTTATGTGGTAAAAAAGAATACTGCCAAGTAAAAAGACTCAATAAAGCAGCTAAGGAATATGTTAAGATATATTTATTTGCTCTTGCGATTGACTTTAAAGAAGAGTATGGAATTCAGCCTAAGGAGTTAAGAAAACTAGCTAAAGCAGGCTATGTAAAAGAAATAGGAAAAGTTCCTGTTTCTTGTGGAATCTTCAATTACAGCAATCATAATAGATTATCTATCTATCAATACTCTGCTGAATCATTCTTTGATATAGAGAAGTTGCAAGAGGGATATTTAAAGGTTTTAGGTAAGGAGTTGATACTTGATGGCACGAAATATAAAGACCGTCAATTCAAGAAGAATTAAGTCCATCGCGAACGCTCGAACAACAGAGCCAATACGTGAAGAAAAGGATATCAAGAATCTTTTAAATCATATGTTAACAAAATATGAGAAAGCAAAGACTCCAGTTAAGCAGTATCAAGCCTATCGAAATTACATGATTATTTTAATAGGCTTAAATACTGCCTTTAGGGCTGAAGATTTATTACAATTGAGGGTAAAGGATATAAACAATGGATATGTTCATATCCAGGAAAATAAGACTAAAAAAATACAAAATTATAAAATGACAAATCAACTTTCTAATGAAATCTCTAAGTATGTTAAGATGTTTGATTTGAAGCCATCAGAATACTTGTTTTTAGGTCAGAAAGCTCAAGAAGATGGAAAACCTTATAATTATCCTATCACAAGACAAATGGCCTATAAAATGATTTCTAAAGCTGGAGAAGAGTTAGGATTTGGATTTGTATTCGGAGTTCACTCTTTGCGTAAGACATTTGGATATCGTTATATAAAAAATGGAGGGAATCTATTAACTCTTATGGCAATGTATAATCATTCTAAGCCTGAGATAACAACTAAATATGTTATGTGGCAAGATGAGGATATCAGCAAGGATAGAAAGTCATTTTATATAGGTGTGAGGTGAAAATGATGACAACAATATATCAAGCTGCATTAGATAGAGTTCGTGATACAGTCATTTTTACCGATGATGAAATTGGAAAAAGTAAATATAGCTATGTGGACTTCGAATTAGAGTTGCTTAAGGAATTAGTTGACAAGGAAGCACCTATAAAACCTACAGAAAATCATTATGAGGAAGAGGGACAGGAACCATATATTAAATACACTTGTCCAAGATGTGAGAAATTGAAAAATAAGAAATATTCACTTTGTAGTTTAGACAAATATTGTCCTATTTGCGGTCAACATTTAGATTGGAGTGAGGTAATAGAATGGATCGAATCGAAAAGCTAAAGAGATTTTTACAAAAAAAATTTCCTAATACACAAGCATTTAATTGTAAAGGCTGTCTAGGAGATAAAATGAAGAAAGTATATGATAAAGATGGTATAACAGTATATTATTGTTATGGCGAGGATTATATCGAAATTTCAGGTTTAACAAATGAAGAATTTGAGGATTTAATTGAAATAAATGATGATCCATGGAGTCGGTTTATAAGCAAGTTAAAAACCTTTGAATTTGAAACGGAGGATTAAAAGCAATGGGATTAACAAAAGAACAAAGAGATTATAATCTAGGATCCTATCAAGACTTCTGTACGGATTGCTGCAACAAATGCACAACAGTTCCTGATGGCTATTGTCCTAGTTATTGCTTGATATTACAAAAAGGAGCTTTGATTCCTTTTGAGAAGATACAGGAAGCCTATATCCGTAATAAAGGAGATTTGCAAAAAGTATGTTCATACATCAAGAGGTATAGATTATGAAATCAAAAAGTAGGGATTTATTTGAAAACAAAAAATGTTTAGGTAAATATATTTTAAAAAGAACTTTATATCATGATTTTGATTGCGATTACTTAACAGATGACAAACCTAATGGAGTATTCAAAAAAGATTATGATGTATTTCGTTTTGGCTCAGTATTTGAATGTTATGAAATAGACGAAGATATTAGAATCGAGTATGATATTTTCGAGTATATTTTAGAAGAATATAATTATATTATGATTTCTAAGAATCGGAGAAAATCTATTTTATTGCAAGATGCAGCAAGTATAAATTTTTCATTTGCTCTTTATATAAAAAAGGCTAAATAACGGCTTTTTAAAAATACGGTAAAATTTTTCTAAAAAATGAATATAAGAAAAGTTGAAAATACGTTGATATTTAGCCATATTTTAGAGGTCCTTATAAATTTTAAAAAATTTAACAGAATTAAGTTAAAATAGATAATTTTTATAAGCATCGTTTTAAAAGTTAAAATTGAAATTTTAGGAGGTAAAAATCATTGGAACTTTATCAAGTAGTAGATATTAAAGGGCATGTTATACAGACATTTCCATCCAAGAATCAAGCAGAGAAATATAAAAAGGCTTGCAAGGATCATGGGATGCTGGGGCTAAAAATAATCAAAATGGAAAGGAGATAATAAGGTATGAAGGAGTTTATTTCAAAGGATTTAGCTAAGGCTATTACAAAGGATGTCAAACGCAATGAAGCCTTGATAAAGGGGCTCGCAGATGATGCTTCTCAATATGGAGCAAATAATTCAGAGAAGATACTGCAATTAAAGCAAATCAATACTAGTCTTAATGATTTATTAAAGTAGGTTGTAAAATATGGATTATAAAGAACAGTTAATCCAGTGCAAAGGTGATTTAAGCCATCTGCAAAAACAAAAGCATCTCACAGAGGAGAAGCTGGAAATAATAAATAAGCAGATTGAAACAACTAAGGATAATATAAATAGGATAGAGCGATACCTTAATCAATCGCTATCTAATGAGGATATCAAGACAAAGGTCTATGTATATCGTTATCATTATAAATATAAGTTAGAAGATATAGCAAAACTCACAAATTATTCTTTAGTGTATGTTAAAAAAATATCTGCTCAAATATCAAAGGAATTAAAAGAAAAGCAAGAGTAAGAGTAAAAGAGTATACTTTTTGTATACCAAACTTTTACTCTTTTTATGTTATTTTAGATATATAAGGCGTATGTGCAAGAGGTGATAAGATGCCAACTCCTTTGATAATAAAGAATTTCTACAAGAATTCTAAAGCGTGGAAGATAGCACGTCAAAAATGCATCGTTCGTTGTAAAGGATTATGCCAACGATGCGGTAGAACAGGAAAAGAAGTCCATCACAAGATAGCACTCACCTTAGAGAACATAGACAATCCAGAGATTGCACTAGGACAAAGCAACCTAGAGCTACTTTGCACGTCTTGTCATGATGCGATGCGTGAGAAAACAAAAGCAATCAGGGATGACGTTATGTTTGATGAGATGGGAAATCTTATTAAGAAGTAAGACTCCCCCCCTCTTGATTTGAAAAAACTGATTCAAGCCAAGACCGAGCGGGAAGTTTTGTGAAATATATTCCCCCTTTTCTAAATTTATTTTTTAGGGGTAAATTGAAGACTTAATCTTTGATTAAAATTTTCAAAAAAGATTAAAAAAATGCTAAAAAACAGCGATTTTTTATCAAAAATGGAGGTGATTTTATGGGCGCAAAAAAAGGAAATAACAATAAAGGCGGTAGAAAGCCACAACCTGCAGCTATGATAGATACCTCCAAAAATCACAAATCAAATAAGGAGATTGAGGCACGAAAAAAAGTTGAGTTATCTCTTATCTCTAAATCGGAAGAGATATTTAAACCACCTACAGGAATGCGTCCAGCTGCTAAAAACGAATGGAATCGAATCATAGGACTCTATGATAAAATGCCTACTAAAGTTCTGTGTGATTTAGATTTTCAAATCTTAAGATCCTACTGTGAAGCAGTTGCGACATTTGAGGAATGCACCAAAATTATAAAAAGTGTAAAAAGTCAATGTAGGAAAAATAAAGAATTATTCCGTTTAGACATGGTTGCAGATGAAATCAAAATTCAAAATCAATGTTCAAAAGAGATTAGAGCTTTAGTCGATCAATTGTGCTTATCTCCGCTAGCACGTGCAAATCTTGGCATGCTAGGTGTAAGTAAAGGACAAGAAGAGGATAAGGATCCTACAGCCTATCTCTTTGATGATTAGTCATGGATTATGTTAGTGAATACATAAGAGCAATCGAAAGCGGAGAAATACTTGTAAATCGTAAAATTAGGAAGTGGTATTGTGAGCACATAAAGCCAATTATTGAGGGGACAAGCGAAAAGTATTATTATGACGAGGCAAAAGGTGAGAAGATAATTCTATTTATAGAAAAGTTTTGTCGCCAAAGAAAAGGTGTATACGCGGATAAACCTCTTAAGCTCATGCTATTTCAAAAAGCGAAATGGCAAGCTATTATGGGAATCTTAGATAGAGAAACAGGATATCGAAGATTTAAAGAGGTATTCGATGTAAGAGGTCGTAAGAATGGAAAAACAACTGAGCTTGCGGCAGTGGCCTTATATCTTGTAAGAGAGGAACTAGGAGCTGAGGTGTATGTATCTGCATCCACATTGAAACAGGCCAAGCTCTTATGGGACGAGGCAAAATCAATGGTTAAAAGGAATCCTGATTTATCCGCAAACACAAGCCCTAAGCGTGGAAGGATAGGGCATGGAGTTTATAACTGGAAAACATTTCCACAATCTGAGATATACATTGATGATAGGGATGCCCACTTAATAGCGTTAGCTGCTAACTTAGAAGCATTAGACGGACTAAATGCATCTACAGCAATCATTGATGAGGTCCATGTCCTATACCGTGACATATATGACTTGCTAAAGCAATCGCAAACCTCAACATCACGTAAGCAACCATTACTGCATATGATTTCAACAGCTGGATTCTTAAGAGGTGGATTATACGATGATATTTACGAATATGCAATCAATGTATTAGATGGCATAGCAGAGGATGATTCCTTCTTCCCACTTATCTATGATATGGATGATGTGAATCAAATTAAGGATGAAAAATACTGGATACTTGCTAATCCTGGAATAGACGTAATCAAGAGTAGATATGAGTTAAAAATCTTAGTTAAGAGAATGTCTACAGACATCAACCTAGAGCATACAGTTCAAACTAAGGATTTTAATATTCGAGGAGTAGAAAATAAAGTATGGCTTCCATTTGATGTGTTTAACAACGAAGAAATCTATACAGAGGAGCAAATAAAACAGCTTTCAAGATTAGTGATAGGTGGATTCGATTTATCCAGAACAGGAGATTTAACAGCTTATAGCACCCTCTATTTTGATAGAGAAAAAGGAAAAATAGTAGCCGATACGATGTATTGGATTACTCAGCATTTCTATGAATCGGAGCTTGATAAAAACTCGAAAGTGCCATGGCGAGCTTGGGTAGAGCGTGGGCTAGTAAGGATATCAGGTGTTAATTCAATAAATTATCATGATATTACCGAATGGGTGCAATCGAAGTTTCATGTAGAAGAATTGATGTATCAGTTTATCGCTTATGATTCCTACTCGGCACAGTATTTAGTGGATGAACTTGCAGCCGCAGGATATCAAAAAGGGCATTGCCTTATCCCTGTAATTCAAGGATTTAAATCCCTTTCCATACCCATGCAGACACTAGAAAATGATTTAAAAGAGAAAAGGTTAGTATACCAAAATAACCCAGTCACTAAATGGTGCTTTAGTAATGTGGAATTAGTCCAAGATAGAAATGGAAACCTGATGCCTAAAAAGGTTGATGATAACTATAAACGTAAGATAGATGGTGTTGCAACTATCTTAAATTGCTATTATGCCCTTATCAATAATCAAAGTTTATTTATGTAAAGGAGTTGATATAATTTGGGATTTTTAGATTTTATGTTCAAAGGAAAAAAGGATTTAAAAAAGAATAACACAAACAATCTTATCAACTTGTTTACTCCGTTTTTCTCAGGCGATGATTCCTTTGAATACAATTCAACTTATATGAGTATATGTGGAACTCATGCGAGTCATATTTCCAAAATGCAACCGATGATTTATCTAAAAGATACAGTATCTAAATCGCATCAATACATAGTTAGGCTTTTAACCATTAGACCAAATCCCTATATGAATGCTCCTACCTTTTGGGAAACATTAGGTAGAAATTATTACATGTATAATAATGCTTTTATTTTCCTAGAGTGGAATCATCTCGATTTCAAAGAGCCTTTAAAAGCACTATGGATATTAGATCCTGATAAAAATTCAATTGAGCTAAAGACAAATGAAAGTAATCAATTGTTTATGAGTTTTAGATTGAATGGACAGCAAAGATATACAAGCATTGATAATGTTGCAGTTATATCAAGAAATGTTGATCCAAATAATTTTTTTGGTAAATCGAATGAAGCAATAAGGCAAGTATTAAAGGTGCTTAAAACGAATTATGAAGGAATTGAGCAAGCTGTAAGAACAAGTGCTTTTATAAGATTTATAGTTACTACAACAACTCCACTATCTGACTCTGAAAAAGAAAAAAGAGCGAAGTATTTTAAAAGCACCTATCTAGGTAAGGACTCATCAGGTGTAGTTTATTTAGAGCAGGCATCCCAGCTACAGCAAGTAACTACAAGCCCTAAAATTATTGATGCAGAACAGATGAATTTGCTTAAAAAAGATGTTTATGAATACTTGAATTGCAATGAGAAAATCACCACAGGAATTTTTAATGAGGATGAGTGGCAAGCCTATTATGAATCGGCTATTGAGCCATTTGTATTAAAGGTTGCAACAGAGCTTACAAGTAAGATTTTTTCGGCACAAGAAATATCAAGAGGATATCATATCTTTATCAATGCAGATAGACTTCAAACTGCATCCTTAAAAACAAGAGTTCAAGTAGCAGCAATGTATCAGAAGCTACCTGTTTACATTCCTAACGTAGTAGCAAGACTCCTATTTTTGCCTGAAAGTGAAAATGGAGATAAGGAGTTTAGCAATTTGAATTATGTCCAAACGGACAAGCAAAATGAGTATCAAGTCGGACAAGATGGAACAGAAAAAGAAAAGGAGGAGAATAAAAATGCCACAGATACAACCAACAATTGATTTGAATTTTAGACACCTAGATTATAGGCGTGAAATTGAAATCAGGGCAGCAGAAACAGAAGAAAATGAATTCTATGTCTTAGAAGGCAAAGCAGTCACTTTTGATGAAGCTACAGTGCTATTTAAAGTAAATGGCATTGAATACAAAGAAATCATTGATAGAGCAGCTTTTGATGGGGCGGACATTTCAAATGTATTTTTGAAATTCAATCACGAATCATCCTGGATTGGTGCCGCAAGAACTAAAAATGGCACACTTACCTTAGATGTAAGGGAGGATGGAGTTTACATCACTGCAAGACTTAAAAAGTCGCTAAGATGGTGTGAAGATTTATATCAAGCAGTTAGAGCAGGGCTCATAGATAAAATGAGTTTCGCTTTTAGTATAAATGAGGAGTCATTCAATGAGGAAACTCATACATGGACAGTCAGAAAAATAGGGACTGTGTATGATGTTGCTGCAGTAGAGATTCCAGCATACGATAATACGTATATCTATGCACGTCGCAAAGGTGATGTGGAGGCGCGCCTTAAAGAAGTGGAGGCTTCAAGACTCGAACATGCTAGAAGTATTGCTTTAGCTAAAATTAAAAATTTAAAAGGAGAAAAGAAAAATGCGTAAAGAAAGAATTAAACAAATCAATCAAAGATTGGCTCAAATTGAAGCAGAGCTAAGAACAGCTGCGGATGTGGATACTATTGAAGCATTGACAGCAGAAACAAACAAGCTTATTGAAGAAAGGGCAAGATTAGTTGCAGAGGAAGCAACAGAAGCACGTGCAGCCTTTGCACAAGCAACAGGGACTCAAGTAGCACCACCTGCAAATAATCCTGATGCTGAAGTAGAACGAAGAATATCTAACTTATCTAAGCGAGATAAATTAGCATATATCATCGGTAGACAAGCTAGAAAACGTCCATTTACCAATGTAGAAAGACGTGCATTAGGAAATGCTTTAACTACTACAGCAACTGATTTTGTTGCCCCTACAGTGTCCACAGACGGAGTAAATAATGCAGGCACCTTTATATCAACAAAATTGGTATTAGACTTCTTAAAAGAAGATGGTAAATTGAGTCCAATATTTGCAGATGTTGTATTTACTCACATTAAGGGTTTAATTGATTTCCCTTATAGAGAATCAAGATCATCAGCAGAGGCAAAGGCTGAGGGGGAAGGCACAAAGTCAGGCTCATGGAAATGGGGAAAATTAACTGGAACTCGAGGCACATTGCAAAGTGTTATGGAAGTTACTGATGAAGTGCTTGCTTTATCTGATATTGAACTAGGAGAGTATGTTGTCAATCAAATGCTTCAAGACTTACCTGAAGATTGGAGTGAAGACATCATTTACGGCACAGGAACTAACAATCATATTAAGGGAGTTATAGCAGGCTTAACTGCAAAGGACTTTACAGATAGTATGACAGGTATCGTTGATGGAATTAAAGCATGCAAAGGGCATTTTAGAAGGGGAGCTAAAATCTATTGTGCACAGGATGTATACGATGACATTTTCTTTGCAGTAGATAAGAATGGCAACTTTAAGTATCCAGTATTAAATAACCCTAATGGAGTAACTTCAATCGGTAGTATTCATATTGCAGTTGATGAAAACTTAAAGGCAGGAGAATTCATTATCGGTAATATTGGCAAGTATTTCAAGGCAAATTTACTTCAAGGACTATCACTTGAAACAGAGCGAAAAGCTATTGAGGGTATAACTACTTATGTAGTTAAAGAAATGTGCTCTACTGCAGTATATCCAAATGCCTTTGTATACGGTAAAAAGAAAGCTACAGAGTAAGAGTTATTGAGGTGATTTAGATGAACGAAGCAGATAGAATCCTTTTGCTATTAGGATATTATGCGGATGATTCCGTCAAACGAATGCAAATTCAATCATGGATATCAGAAGCAGATGCCTTTATGCAAAATGCAGGAGTAAGCAAAACTCAACTTGTATCTGCTTCTGCATCTGCCATTCACACGATGTGGGCAGAAGCAAGGGATGCAGGAATTGAGATAGATATCAATGGCAAGCATAGAATCATTTATACACTCATCGACCAATTAAGGAGTGAAACTTAATGAGATATAACACTAGAATTAAATTTGCAGTAATTAGCAATGAGTATGTAGCAGGTAGTGGTGCAATTTCTAAAACCACTATGATAACCGCCTCAATAGCACCTGGAGTTATAACAGATGATTTTCATTGCAACTGGACTACAAATTATGGATCATTAGGAATTGAACAACACTCCCAAAATATCTTAGAGGGTGCAAGAGTGCGAATGAAATATGTTAAGCAAATTGTAGATGCAATGCGTAGCAAGAATCAACTCTTTATTTATAAAGATGGGATAAAGGATGAAGCACATACCTTTATTTTAAATTCTAGTGTAGACGATATCAAAGAAACACATAAGGAAATCGAATTCCAAGTTAAAAGGTGGGTGCATAAATAATGAAGCTATATTCTAAGATTCAAGAAGCATTAGATAATGCTCTATATGAAAAGTATAATGTCAAATCCTTTCATCTTCGTAAAGTTGAAACAGAGGATAAAACGGATAGCTATGTTATTTATTCCTTAGTATCAACAGTAAATTATTTCGGTGATGGCGAACCCATATTAAATAAATATAGCATTGATGTCAATTTATACTACGAAAGAAATCAGGTATCAGATGATAAAGTGTCTACAATATTATCTACAATTAAAAAAGCCCTTAAAGAAGCTGGCTTTATTGTAAGAACAGGCGAGCATGATATTTATGATAGTATGGGAGATTTTAAGGGCATAAACTTGGAATTTATTTATGTAGGTGGACCTAATGAGTGGTAAAAACAATAGTGGAAATAGCAATGCTATAAAAAATGTATTTTTAGAGGATGTGCCTGATGCTATAGATAATATTTTAAATGATTTTTTAAAGGAATCATACGAAGTTAGGCAAGAGGCTTTAATGAAAGGTGCAACCTTCCTAAAAGAAAAACTAGAGGAAGCAGCACCTGAAAATACAGGAGAGTATAAACAGTGCTTTGTGATTGAGGCTAAGTATGGAGATCATAAATACGTTGGTAATACCAAACACGTAAAAGATCCATCAAGCAATAATATCCCTTTATCCAATATTTTAGAATACACTGGACATGCTCATATAAGACCTACGTTTGATTCAAACGAAGAGGCAATATTTCAAATTATAAAAAATTCAATTTTAGGAGGAAAATAACATGAGTGAAAATCAAAATGTAAATCTTGTCAGATTCAACATTCAAAACGCTAAGTATGCTATAAGCAATGTAATAAAGGATTTTGGGACATCTACTAAGATGTCATTAGAAACAGACTCATCCACAAAAGTAATTTATGGAGATGGAAAAATCATCTGCACTCTTGTAAATGAAAGAGGAAAAAATGCAGTTTTAACCTTAAATAATATTTGCGATGATTATGAAATTGCAATGGGACGTAAGGTTATGACTTCTGCAGGATTAGCTGATATTAAGCAAAATAAAGTAGTTGAACATGCAATCTATTTTGAAGTTTGCAACTTAACTAAAACAGCTGGAGGAGTTACTAAAACAACTATTGCAAAGACGTGGTTATTTGGTTGTAATTCTACTTCACGACCAAGCGAATCATACGATCAAACGACAACGGATATCAATGAGTCATCCTTTGAATTATCATTTACCGTTAATGGTATAAATTTGAAGAATACAGAAGGAACTGGAAATTATGTTGACGATGATGGAAATGAGTTAATTGTATTGCAGGTAACTAAAGTTCCAGGCGATAATGGCTATGATGATTTTGAAAAAACAGTTCCACTTCCACAAATGCAATAAGGAGGTATTGAAGAATGTTTAAAACTACAATGCCTATTTATGAGCAAAAGGAAGTAAAAGGTAAACTTATCACTACCGAAAAAACAATCGAAGTTGTGATTGATACCTCTGTTTTTTCCGAGCAAAGATGGGAGGATAATTTCCCAAAACAAGCAGAAAAAGAAACCTTGACAAGTTACATCGCAAGAATTCTTAAAACTAAAAATAAGAATAGTATTGCATACGTTTTAAGTGGACTTAAGGCTTTATACTGTCTTATTAAATCAAGTAGTTTTCCTGATTTTGAATCCTTTGCATCAAACTTTAATTTGGCAGACGAAAAAAGTTTGAATAAAGCGGTAAATCGACTTCAGTATATTTTCAACTTGGCCCTTAATTCCTCAACCTCATCCCCAAAAAACTAATGGAGCACAGTCAACAGCTAACAGTCCTTTATCAGCAGTATATGAATCAAATAGATACTGCTACTTCGGATAGTTTGGCTGTGCCTAGATTTATCAATATTATGTCGAAATGCATTCATCATAAAGTAAATGATATTGTAATTCAAAATTTGCATTTCAATGATTTATTGCTATTGCTAATGAAACTAGATATTGGGGAATTGCATCAGGCTTTAAAAATGATAAATTCTAAGTCTAGAAAACCTCAAACGAACGTAAAAGATATATCTAGCGAACAAGCTGTGAAAATGCTTAAAGGAGGTGCTTAATTTATGGCCACAAGAGGATTATCTATTGAGATATCAGCAGATACATCGAAATTTAATAAGTCTTTTAAAGAGATGAAGAAAAGCACCTCCTCTATGAAACAAGAGGTAGATTCGCTTGTTAAATCTTTGGAAATGGACTTTGATTCCTCTAAAATGGAAAAGGCACAGAAAAAGTGCCAAGCTGCTTTAGACCAAACCTCAAATCAAGCCAACATTTTAAAACAAAGATTAAAGTATCTTGAAGATGGCGGGAACGTTGATACATCCGAATATAAGAAACTAGAAGCAGAATTAGCCAAAGCAGAATTAACAGGTCAAAAATTAGAAAAACAGCTTCAAAAAATCAACAGCATAGCTTCCTCTAATTCGATTGGTAGTAAATTAGAAACAGTAGGAAATCAAATTACCAAAGTAGGAAAAGGAGTCAGTATTTTATCAGGTGCTACAATAGCAGGAGCAACTGCCCTAGGAACGTTGGCTACTAAAACGGCTCAGACAGGAGCAGAACTTGATGATTTATCCTTAAGATTTGGAGTATCGGCAGAAAAGGTGCAAGAATGGCAGTATGTAGCCATGCAGACAGGAGTAGAATCTGAAGTCTTATCCAAAGCCTTTATAAAAGCACGTGCATCCATAGCGGATATGGCATCAGGAAAAACGAATGCTGCAGTAGAAGCTCTTAATTCCTTAGGCATTTCAATGAATCAATTTAGTTCAAACGAGGAAATGTTTGATGGTATTTTAGAAGCACTTGCAAACGTTAAGGATTCTACCTTACAGGCAGCTTATGCAAATGAAATCTTTGGAGATAAGATAGCAAATCAAATTCTTCCTTATGTCAATACAGGAGCAGAACAAATCAATGCTTTAAAGGCTGAATTTCAATCCATGGCATACCTTACCAATGAGCAAGTAGCACAACTTGCAAAGCTAGATGATGTTTTATTTAAGGTTAAGCAAAGTCTAAGCTATGCAGCTATGCAAATAGGCACAGCTTTAGCTCCGTTGTTAGAAACCTTAGCGACAATCATAGATACAAAAATAACACCCAAATTAGAGTCGTTAGCAAATTGGATCAATTCACTTAGTGAGGGGCAACTCAATATGATTGCAAAAATAGGAATGATTGTTGCTATATTAGGTCCTACCATTCTTTTGATAGGTAAGTTAACTACAGGAATCGGAGGCCTTATTAAAATATTTCCAAGCCTTAATGCTCAATTATCCAAATTATCAGCTCATCCTATAATCGCAATTATAGGTGTTATTGCTGGAATACTACTCTTGCTATATACCAGATGTGAAGCCTTTAGAGAATCCATCAACTCCTTGATGTCGGTTTTAGGTGGAGCACTTACACCTATATTACAGGTGCTTATGTCCTTGCTGCAACCCATCATTCAAATTATAAGTGATTTAGCGATTGTATTAGGTAATACTCTAGCTCCAGTAATAAATATTATAACGGCTTGCTTAACTCCTGTAATTGAGCAATTTAGCTTTATGATGTCTATCTTACAGCCTTTAATTAGCCTTGCTTTAATTCCGTTGCAACTCCATTTTAAAATGTTACAAATTCCACTACAAGCAATAGGTGCTTTGCTCAAATGGTTATCTCCACTTTTTACTGCATTTTCAAATTTAGTAAAAGGAGTATTTGAGGGGATTATATCCTGGATAAATAAGGCTTTAGCAGTTGTTGAAACTGCCATCAATTGGCTTATTGATAAAGTCAATGTTGTAATAAGCGGACTTAATATGATTCCAGGAGTAAACATCTCTAAATTAGACAAAGTGAGTTTGCAAATAGGTGGTAGTGTATCAGATGATGATATAGAAACACGTGCAACAGGTGCAGCAAATGAGTATGTGTATGATTATGTTGATACATCAAATGTAGCTAATACAAATAATTATGACTACTCAACGAATAATACAACTCAAAATGTGACAGTCACAATCGAGAATTATGCTGCAGAAGTAAATACTGATGCTTTGATAAATGAGATCAATCTTAAATTGAGGGGGCTGATGTATTAGTGAGAACATTTAAACTTACAAGTCTAGTCGATAGTGATACTTTCGATTTGCAAAGCAATGGTTTATTTGTTGCAGATGTAGATGGATTAGGAAATGATTATTCCTTGAGTTATGTTAAGAATGAGAAAAGCAAGTATTTAAATAACGCGGAAGTATCATTTCCAACAATAAAACTAACTATTACTTTTGCAGTTAGCGGAAATAAGTATAGGAACTATACTAGATTAGCCACATTCTTAAGTAAAAACGTTGCAACTCCAATGATTTTAGAGTATTCAGATGGCTTCAAAACGAGACTAGCTAAAGTTATTTTTAAAAGTATTACTAAAAGCCAAATTACTCAAGACAATGACTTAGAAGAAAAATTATCTTTGGATCGAATTACCTATTGGTATACCACTGAAATCCAGCGTATAGGACATGTAAATCCGTATAAAGCAAGTGTTTCAATTACTAATGATTTTAACGAGGCAATCCCTCTTGATATTACATATACAGTATCAGGAGTTGCAACTGCTTCATTGCTAGTTAAAAATGAAGCAGGTATCGTTGTGCAACGTATATTGTGGAAGCCTAAGGATACTGCCTCACAGTATTTAATCATTGCCCCATCTGATGGTAAAAGAGTAACGCTTGTGAAAAATAACATCGCAGAAAATGGATATGATTTGATAGATAAAAGGTATCAAACCTTTATCTTTTTACCTAAAGGAGAATTTACGATAGAAACTGATTTATCACAATCCATTTCGTGGAGCGTAGAGCTTGTGATAACTCATTTCGTTTTGGATTAGGAGGGTATATGTATATAGAACTTTATAATCAAAATTTAGAACATATATCAAATGTGGATATGATAACCTTTAACCTAACAAAACGAGTCTATGGAACGGATACCTTCTCTGCAAAAGGAATTTATCAAGGAGATATTTCATCCGCAAAGGTATTGAGGCTATGTCAAGACGATGGCACAGCAGAATATAGTTGCTTTGTTGAAAGCATGGAGTTTACGAATCAAGAGGTTAAAATTACAGGACTAGATTTTAGGTATTTATTTAAAACAGAAGCTTTACTGGATTTTACTACCTCATTTGATTCAAGCCTCTATGGAGTGTTAAAAAAAGCATTTGATGTTTTGTTTGATGGCGATGATGCTTGTTATAGTTTAATACCTGTTAACTATATTCTGCCAAATGAATTTAAAGATATAGATACAAAATCTATGGTAGCTGATTACTATGGGACTTATATCATCAATGATATATCTAGTTTTATCGAAACATACCTTAGAATCTATGAGTATTATATTCAAATCGAATTAGATTTGGTAAATACAAAATGCTTATCGTTAAGATTTTATGCAGGTGAGAAAACATCAGATTTGAGCCTAGAGGATTTCGAATATAAAAGAAGCACTTCATCAGTATCCACAAATAAGACAGTTGCAACCATAAAATTCGAGTCCAAAATTGAAAATGAAGATGGGACTACTACGATACGACCTAGACCATCAAGCATAGCTACTATCTATTATTATTTAACGAAGGATAATCAGATAGTGCAATCCTCATCTCCAAACATAGAACTTGAGGAAAGAATCTATCCAGTTGTTGCCAAGTGGTATGAGGATGAATATTTAGCTAAAGCTCAATTTAATGCAGCCTATGAGCTTGCATGCAATCGCTATGTTGATAATATTACAATTGAGGCTAACTCTAAATTAGATCCTATCAATTTAGAAGCTAAAGGGCTATGCACTCTTTTTAATATATATCACAATGGAGTATTCATATATACACTACCATTAGCAGAAAAGACAATAGCCTTAACGAATAGTGGAAGAACATGCCAAATAAAATTAGGGTTTAAAAAAATGTTACTAACAGAAATTATCAAAAGATAGGTAGGTGCAAAAATGAAAATATATTTTACAGGATCAAAGCCTGATAGCTATTATTATTCTTATTCTGTTATTGGAAATGAGAATGTAGATAGACTAGAATTCATTTTAAATTCAAATCATGATGGATACAATCTTACAGAACTAACTCCACAGGTAAGAGTTAAATCCAATGATGGAATGTATAGGGACGTATTTACAAGTTTGGATAATACAGTTTCAAGTGATGGAACAATCACAATTTATCTTACCCTTAGAAGTCCTATGACCTCCTATGAGGAATTAGAATTACAACTAGTCTTTACAGGGGCGACTGATACATGGCAAAGCGAAAAATTCAATTTATATCTTAAGGATACGATGGAAATGAATGATGATTCGGATCCGACATTTACCGAGGTTATGAAGTCAAAGGCCGAAGTGATTATCAAACCCACTAAAGATGATTTCCCTGATATAGGAAGTCCACAAAATATTTATATTTGTGATAGTGGAATCTATTCCTATGATAAAGAAAAAGGATATATTCTTCAAGCTACAAATTATGAGAATATAACAGAAATCAATGTAAAAAGAGGTGCAGCATAATGAAAACTTTATCGTTAGATAGAATTCTTTTAAGAAATGACTCAAAAGAGGCATGGCAAAATGAAAATCCGATTTTATCAAAAGGTGAATTAGGACTTGAAAATGATACGCATTTACTTAAAGTAGGGGATGGAAAAACTGCATGGAATGAATTAAATTATGCATCAAAGATTCCACTTTCAAATCAGGTGGATGTTATCACATTAGATGAAGGACAATCTGCTAAAGCTGAGATATTAGGAGATGGATCAGAAATGAATCCATATCGCTTTATTATTTCTATTCCTAGAGGATATACAGGAGCTCAAGGGCCCCAAGGAATACAGGGCTTAAAAGGCGATACAGGACCGAAAGGCGAGAAGGGCGACAAAGGTGATACTGGAGAGCAAGGACCACAAGGCAAGCCATTTTCAATTGCAAAGACCTATGCTAGCGTAGAGGAAATGGAGTTAAGCTATGAAATTGACGACTTAGAAATTGGAGCTATAGTTGCGATTGCCTCAGATATCAATCAAGAGGATAATGCGAAGCTCTTTGTTAAGACGTCTCAAGGCTATGCATTTTTAGTCGACATGTCAGGAGCTCGAGGTATTCAAGGAGAACAAGGAATCCAAGGACCAAAAGGCGAAAAAGGAGACAAAGGCGATACCGGGGAGCAAGGACCTCAAGGAATTCAAGGAGAACAAGGACCGATTGGAGCAACCGGAGCAACAGGAGCAACAGGCCCGCAAGGAGAACAGGGCATCCAAGGTCCGAAAGGTGATAAAGGCGATACTGGCGAGCAAGGACCCCAAGGAATCCAAGGAGAACAGGGCATTCAGGGAGAAACTGGATTGTCTGCTGGATTTGGGACAATATCCGCCTCCATAGATGAAACTATAGGTATACCTAATGTAGAAGTAGAATCGTCTGGCACGAATGAAGAAAAAAACATTCATTTTAGTTTTACTGGCTTAAAAGGCGAGCAAGGACCACAAGGAGAGAAAGGGGCAACAGGTCCACAAGGACCGATTGGAGCAACTGGGGCAACAGGAGCAACAGGACCGCAAGGAGAACAGGGCATTCAAGGACCGAAGGGAGACAAAGGCGATACTGGGGAGCAAGGACCACAAGGAATCCAAGGCCCAAAGGGCGAAAAAGGAGACAAAGGCGATACTGGACCACAAGGTAAACCATTTAAAATTGCAAAGACTTATGCTAGTGTAGAGGAAATGGAATTAAGTTATCCAATCGACGGGTTAGAAATTGGATCATTTGTAGCGATTGCCTCAGAAATCAATCAAGAGGATAATGCGAAGTTATTTGTTAAGACGGCAGAAGGTTATAAATTCTTAGTTGATTTATCAGGCGCACAAGGTATCCAAGGAGAGCAAGGCATCCAAGGCCCAAAAGGAGAAAAGGGAGACAAAGGTGATACTGGAGAACAAGGCCCAAAAGGAGAAAAGGGAGACAAAGGTGATACTGGAGAACAAGGACTGCAAGGCATCCAAGGCCCAAAGGGTGAAAAAGGGGACACTGGGGAGCAAGGCCCACAAGGTATTCAAGGTTTAAAAGGAGAACAGGGCATCCAAGGTCCAAAAGGTGATAAGGGTGATACAGGAGCGCAAGGCTCAACAGGAGCAACAGGTGCAGCAGCTGGATTTGGAACTCCAGTAGCTAAAGTTGATTCTACTATAGGAATACCTACAGTCACAGTAACTGCTACAGGGCCTAATACTGCAAAGGTATTCACATTTGATTTTAAAGGCTTAAAAGGGGCAACAGGAGCTCAAGGTCCGAAGGGCGAAAAAGGGGATACCGGAGCAACAGGAGCAACCGGAGCAACAGGGGCAACAGGTCCACAAGGACCAAGAGGAGCAACAGGAGCAACAGGAGTCCAAGGCATCCAAGGACCAAAAGGTGATAAGGGTGATAAAGGCGACCCAGGACTAACATTCCGTTTAGAAGGTTCAATACTATATATAACATCATAAAAGGAGAAAGAATATGCCAATTAATTTTTTTGGACAGAACATCACAGCAACGCAGTTTAATGATAGAAAACTAACGGAAGTTTATTTCGATGGAGTTAAAGTATTTCCAGGTGATTTTACATATGTGTTTGTATCTATAGATTATACATATGGTGATGATAATGTAGTGATTAGGATTGTTAATTCAAACGATTATTCTGTTGAGTGTGTATTGATAAAGGAGTATCGTGAACAGGAAATTATTTATAGTGGTGCAGTCGCTGCTCACGAGAGAAGGACTATTTATCATCCTCATTGGGACGTTGGTAGCATGAAAGTGGAATTAATGAGTATTAATCCATATACAGGAAATGACTACTATGATTATGCTGAATGGGTAAACGAAGAAACTACTAATACAACAACTCCATTGCGAATGTCAGCACGAAGAATATTAACTGAAGGTAATTTCACACTTTATAATGAGGATGAGAAAAAATGAAACAGCGACTAATTCAAGAACTTAAAGAAACAAGTTTTTATGAAAAATTATTATTCAAAGAAAACACAATATGTGCATATTTTGGTGGAAGCCAATTGATAGGTTTTAAAGATGAAAAAAGTGATTTTGACATTGTGTGCTTAGTCGATGGGCACCCTCACAAAAATGAATATAGCGAATATTTAATGTGGAATGAAAAAAAAGTTCATTTTATTTATTTTGATATAAATGATTTGTTCAATCCTAACTTAAGAGGTTTACGATTATTGACATTAACTCAATTTCAGGCACTAAAAGAAAATAGCACTATTTTTTATTTGAAAGAAGGATTTCAAGAAAAAATAAAATATCTTTTAGATAGAAGTGATGAGCTTTTAAAAATGGGTTTTCACAAAATGATACTAGATTTTTATCATCTTATTTATGAAATATCTCAAGACGGAATAAAAGAAAGAAATAAAACAAAATTCCTATATCACATTGTTTATGCCAAACGTAAGTATTTAAATCAATCAATCGATGAAAATTATTTAACCAAATTAAAACGGATTCGATGGCAAGAAATAGAGGATCTATACATCCAAAAATGCATTGAAGATATGAAAGAATTAAAAGATTATTTTGATAACAATAAATTTGATATAACTAGTGTTTGCAAAGCACTATTGAATGATTGGTGTAATAAGTTTTGTATTAGTTAAAAGGAGGTGGAAAATCATGAGTTTTGAAAGTTTAAAAGAAGCTCTTTTGAATGAAGAACAAGAACTTCAAAAGAAATTTGAAGAACAAAAAACGGCTAATGCTGCAAAGGTTGCAGAATTAGAAAAAACCTTAAATCTTCAAACTCAAACTGCATACAATCAGAAATTAGCCGAATTAAAAGGCAAACGTATGATGCTTGCAGAAATTGAAAAAATTTCACAAAACAATTAAGGGAGGGGATAAAATGTTTTGAAAAACTTAAGGAGCTTTTCTTGAAATTTTGGTATCTATTTAGTCCATTGTTAGCTGCACTAAATTGGATACTAGAAAAGCTCAAACTAGAAGTAGTATCTTTAATCGCTCAATTATTATCAATCTATTTGATTTTGTTAGGAATTTCCGAAATGCGAGCTCGCAGAAGAAAAAGAAAAAAGATACAAAAGCATCTTTTAAAATCGAAAACGATGAAAACAACTGAGCTATCTCTTGATCCTGAGGGACAAGCAGAACTACTTTTAGAGCAACTAACAACATATTATACTTTCGGAGGTAAGATTATGAAAAAACTTAAAAAGATAATCAGATGGATCGCTGGTAATAAGTTTTCTATTATTACAGTTGCAGGCGATATCTTTACTTGGATTACAGCTTCTATGGCAGTGTTTGCTGATGAGTTGTATCTAGCCTTTACCTTTCTTACACCTTACAAAGCAGCACTACAGGTTATAACCCCACTATTAGGAGCATTAATAACTGCTGTATTGATATTTGTATTAGTTAAGAGGTGCTTTGACTCCAATTTAACATTAGAGGAATACATCAATAAAAGAAAGCGTAAAAAGGAGTTGCAACAGGCAATCAAAGAGTATGAGGACAAGCTCATAGTTCAAAAGGAAGCCTATGAGGCAGCTAATAGCATCATAGAAAAGTTAGAGGTGAAGGTTAACTTAATGCCTAATACTTTAACCCAAAAGCAAAAGGATTCCTATGATGAGGCTTATGTAACTGCTCCAAAACTTCAAGCAGAAGTGGAAGGGACAGAAGCACAGCTCCAAGCATTTAAGGATGAGTTAGCATCCATCAAAATATAAAATAAAAAAAGCCCAAGCCTTTAAAATCGGCTAGGGCATTTTTATCTTACTGCTTAGAGGATTCATAAGCCTTGAGCTTATTATACACTTCATCCATAGAAATCTTGAAACACTGACTCATAGCATGAATGATATCCACCTGTAAATTATCAACTATAGCATTTCGTTCAATCAAATTTGAAAAACGGTTTTTGCTAAAGCCATATTTTTTTTGAAATGCATATCTAGTAATATGAAACTCCTCTAAAATTAGATCAATTGGATGCATGATTAAAAATCCTCCTTTGCTATTTATACTAAAAGATGATATAATAATAATAGGAAGTCCCCCAACAAGGGGAGGCTAATGCCTCCCACAAGGGGGAGGGGT